ACCATCAACAGAGCAATATAATCCATTTCTAAAATAAACACCTGTTTGACCATCGTAAGTTTGTGATATTTGTGGAGCATTCCCTTCAATAGAACTTAACTGAGAATAATCCATAATCTTTGTACCTAATGAACCATCAGTTTCTAGTTGATAAAAACGAACTCCTTGATCATCTGTTGCTCCTTTATTGGTAATAGTAAATCCAGCAATACGAACAGAATCAGATGTAACTGTACCAGTAGCAGTAACAGTATATGGTGTTAAATTTATACCCATAATTTATTTTACCTTTATATAAACAGAGGTGGACGAGAGGTTTTAAAACCTCCCGCCCTAAGTCTATAAAATATTATAGTCTTTTTTTATTTTAGACTATCGCGCCGAACCAACGCCGCCAATCTGACCAACCAAAGCTATAACGCTCACGAGCTTTAAAGCGAAGGTTACCAGTATCAAAGTCTGGTTCCATCTTAGTAGCAAGAGCCGCACGAATGAACATCTTAGTACCGTTAGGCACATCAGTCTTAACGAACCAATTATCCGCATCAGTAAACCGACGATTAACGTGGAAACCATCAGGGAAAATTCCCATATTACGAACAGGGTTAAGATCGTTAGGAGCATAACTTCCAGTAGGATACGTAACCGAACCAACTGGCAATCCAGCAGAATGCAGAAGCTGATCCGTCTCAAAGACAAGCTCTGGAGGGATATGAACTGAAACTGGTGAAGCACCAACCATAATACCACGATCATCCTTAATTTTATGGATAGCCGTAGTTGCTGTTTCGATAGTAGAAACTGAAATAGCTGCTGTGCCGATCTTATTACTTTGGTCACCATCACCAATAGTAGGATGATTATCATTAATAAGAGTTACCCCGTCACCGCCTATATAGGCAGCAACAGCAGCATTATTAAAGGTATTAGCAGCTTTTACTTGCTTGGTCGAAGCCATAGCACGGGCAAGACCTTTTGCCCTAACCTTTGCGAAAGTATCGTAAAGGTTATCTTCCATCGCTTCTTCCGTAACCGCAAAAGCTAGAGCTACAGTCTCGTGCGTATAGCGCGAGGTATAACTTTCTTGTGCGGAGTCATATTGAACGGCAGCACCTTCTGATTTAGTAGGAGCTTCGCCGAACATAGTGAAGAGAACTTCTTCTTCAAATGCACGATCCGAATTTTCAATTTCGTAGAGAACTTTATGTTCGTCATCTACAGAACCGTATTCCAAACCGAAGATTGCATTTAGGCCGGGAAGAAGTTCTTTTGAAATATCTGAACGATTAATAGCCATTTTTCATTCTCCCTTTTAAACTGGCCCAACAACGCAAGCAACAACAGTATATTCTTGATTACGAAGGATACGGACTTCCATTTTCGGATACGCACCGGCAGAGCCAGTGAACCCATTATCGGGTTGGTCATAGACAGCAATAGGACGTACCATTGCGGTAGTAGCTACACGAGAGGCAGCTTTAATACCGAAGCCAGATAGACCAGTGAAGGTACTACCAGCCCCAAGGGTAACATCAAAGTTTAATGCTGTATCACCAATCGTAAGAGATGCATCAGCCTGAACGATAAACGTCGAACTAGGATCATCATCTACAAACGCATACGTATTACTATCATCTGACGAAACAGATGAAGCAATATATTTCGACCAAATTGGTTGTTTGGACGTTTTATCAACATACCTCACACCCATAAGAACGCCAACGGCATAATCAGTAGTGGTGGTAATAGGAGTAACATACCCTGACGACATTTTTAATAGGTCACCAGTATACATTGCAAGGTTAGTACCTTGAGCAATTGGATACCTACTAAAACCAGTAGAGTTTACTGCACTACCACGTTTACGTGAAGGGTGGAAGCCATTTAAAGCTTTACTAGAACTCATAACGGTTTCTCCTTATTATACGAGTTTCTATATATACTAATATATATTTTCGGAGAAACTAATTAATGATTACAATTAAATGAATTTATTCCTCAAACCCCACGGGTCGATTACCAACCGTTACCCTAGACTTACTGTTATTAGATATAGGCATACGACGATCTTGCATTGACATAAGACGTTGATCAACAGCTTCATTCATAGCAGCGTTTTTATCTACGCTTTTTCGTTTTCTAGTTTCCCAAACATCCATTGGACATTTAGCCAAAGCTACATCACCTCGTACAATACAATTTTCAAATCTATCAGTACTTTTATTATATCCATATCCTAAAGTCATATCAGGAACTTCATCGGAAGTAACGAACTCCCATCCTTCGTTTACTTTTTTTCCTACTGCTTTATAATCTTCCTCGCCTTTTAAATAAATACGTAGCCAGCCAAGTTTATAATTCTTACCTAGAAAATCCTTTTCAATATGATCAGGAATATCTAGCCAATTTTCAGTATCATAATAAGTTCGTTGGTTAGAGTCTCTCGTATCCGTTTCTCGTGGAGTACGTGAACTTTCAGTTTCAATTGTAGTTTGATCTTCCATTAGTTTCTTTCCTTTATGCACGTTTTGTTTCTATAGTAGTGTAGCCGTTTAGGTTATCAACCTTATTTTTTTCTGCGGCGTATCTGTCAAGTGGAATGCCCCATTTGTTTGCAAGCTCTACGTCACGCTGACTTAGCTTTACTTTATTTTTAGGAGAGGATTTACGTGATGATCCTGCTACCACTTGTGACGGTTTTTTCGTGTTGACCGTCCCACGATTAAATTTATGCGGAAGTTCTTGTTGAACTTGTCTATCTATTTCATTATAAAACTCTTTTGTATTAGGATCATACCCCTCTGTCTTTAATTTTTGATCTACCGCAAGAGCAACAGCAGTAGCTACTTCATCTTTTCCAAACCATGCATTACGTCCTGCCCAATCTTGAGCTAATGGATCAACAGTTTGTTGAGGAGTATCTGAGGGTTGATATGTTTGTTCTTCCTTATACTCTTTAGTTCTATCTACATCTTCTTGTTTCTGGCTATGCTCTGCTTGTGCTTTTCTAGCTTTAATAATTTTTAAATCTGTCTTAGCATCGTTTAACATATTCTGAGCGGCAAGTAACTCTTCTTTTTCTCCATCATCATAAGCACGAAGATAACTTGACTCAGCCATTTTAATTCGTTCTTCTAATTCATTTTCACGAGAGGAGAGAGAAGAAAGTTCATAAGACTTTGTAGTCTGTTGGTTTTTAACTAATTCAGAACGAAGTTGATCTAACTCCGTTGCCATTTGTTCTATCTGACCTTCTCTTTCTTTCCGTTGATGAACAAGCTGACGAATACGCTTTTCAGCCCCTTTACTATTTATCCCTTCTAATTCTTGTGGTTCTTCTTGTTGAGGTTCTTCTTTAACTTCTTCTTCCTCAACAATTTCATAATTCTGTTCAGGTTCTTCTTTTGTTTCTACAGATGGTTCTGGTGTAGATTCTTCTGTTTCAGGTTCTTCTCCTTCTACATTATACTCTACTTTCTCCACACTATTTAAAGTAGTAGCAGCTTTAGGATCAATATCTGTCCAACCACCACCATCATTTTCTTTAGCCATAATAACTCCTTTGTTTTACGTAGGCAGCGGTTCTACGAATTACGCTGCATCGGCAGATAAATGGTACATAATATCTAAGTCTTCTGGATTTTGAACACGCATGATAATTTGATCATCAAATAAAAGTAAAAGTCGTATACCTTTATAAATAAATTTATGTCCTACATGTCTTCCATAAGCTACAAAATCTCCTTCACCGCACCACTCTCCTGTAGGAAATTTTGTTTTATCTTTATAAGCAGTTCTCCCTACTGCTAAAACTTTACCTACAGTTGTTAAATATTTAACATCTTCAGTAAATTGATCTGGTAAAAGAATACCACCTTTGGTTTCTTTTCGTATAGCAACAGGTCTAATTAAAACATGATAACCGGGAAGTAAGGGTAAAGGATCAGGATCAGGAATAGATTGTTCTGTAATCCAATCATCATTCTTTATAGCATTTCCAAGTTTAACGTTCTGCATCTTCTAGTTCATCCTTTAAATATTTTCTTTCTAAATCTTGTATCATATCAAGTAGTTTCTTCATTCCGTCTAAGACACCAACCATATAACGATACTCATCATAAGAGGTACACGTTCCAGATGCAAGACTATTTTTTATATTTTCTAATTCGCTTGTTAATTCTTTTTTTAGATAGTAGGAATCGACTAACGTACTAGTAGATGTAATCATATTTTAAGTCCGTGTATCCTATTTTCAATAAGACTCATCACGCCTATCTTTAAAGGATTGTTTCTTAGTTGATTCTTTTCCGGTACGCATACCAAGAGATTCATCTTTACGGGCATTAGAACTTTGCTTCTTCATTTTCTTTTTAGCTGGTTTAGCAGCACCTATTCCAAAATCTTTAACAGAATTTTCTGGAAACCAGTTATTACCAGACTTACCACTGCCGCCTACCCATTCCTGTTTTATTTCAGCCATCTTTCTTTTTCCTTTTTCTTTTACGTGATTCACTTAGAGCAATAGCAATTGCCTGTTTACGTGATTTAACTTTTGGTCCTTTCTTAGAACCTGACCGTAATGTTCCCTTTTTGTACTCTCCCATTACAGTCTTCATTTTCTTTTTATTTGGTCCTTTAGATATTTCTTTAGATATATTTGATCTGGAGATAGCCATTAGTTAAACTATCTCCTCACCAGTTTGTAGTTGTGCTTCCATCTTCTTTAAATAATTTAAAGTTTCATCAGGTATCTTTATTTCTTTCATTTCAGGTTTACCATTTTTATCTTTTATGATCTTACCATTTTTATCTTTTTTAGGTACTTTAAATTTTTCTAATGTTCGATTATTATTAATCCATGCTCTAGCATTACCTTCACCCCAATTATAAGCTACAGCCGCATCTCTTTGACTTCCGTCAAATTTATCTAGAAGGTAAGAACCATAAGTATGACCAGCCCATTTATTATATTCAGGATCACGTAACATTTCTGCCGAAGGAGAAAATCCCTTAAATTTATGTTTCCCCGGTCCTACTGGAGTAAGTTGATATCCTCCAATAGCTCCAGCCTTACTTATTTTAACTTGACCTTCCTTATCATAATGTGATCTACTACTTTCATTTGCATGAATAGCATCCATCCATTTTAAGAAGTCATCTCGTGATGTGGACTGAGGTTGAATTTCTTCTATTAATGCTTCATAAGTACCAGCATCAATTTCATGAGGTTCTAATTTTTCTCTATCTCTAGGACTGATCCATTCTGGTTTTCTTGGAGCAACTTCAAATTTTCTTTTTTCTGGAACTAGATTATCAGGAACAATAAATTCAGCTTCTTCTGGTACTTGTTCTTGTAATGGAATGGTAGTATCAACATCTAAAGGAACTTCCTCTTTAAACGCAGGAACCATTTCTTGAGATGTAGGACCAGTAGGTGTAAAATCAGCACCTGAAGGAACTACCTCATCTTCTAACGGACCAAAAAAGTTACGTAATGCATCCATCACATCAGGAGTTTCACCACCTTCAACCATCCCACCTTCATTATATTTTCTTAAATCTACTGTTTCTTTTAATTTCTCAACAGATGTTTTAGTTTCCTTCATCATAGTTTTGAAAACTTCTAAAAGGAATTTATCATCTAGTTCTTTTGTTTTGTTTTCATTAGTTGATTTAAGTTTAGCGAGTTTATCTGCTGAATCTATTTCAAACTCATCTCTATCTAATTCTAGTTTCTGTTCGTCAAGAGTAATCTTGGCAGTAGAATGTAAAGCGTTAAGTTTAACTTTTTCTTTTTCCAGTTCAAGTTGCTGACGTTGTAGTTCAATTGTCATACGTTCAAGGTCTTCTACTGTACCTTGTTCTGCCATACGTTGATTGTTCTCTAAAATTTCTTCAGCCGCTCCTTGTGTAATCTGAGCAATAACTTGAGGACTAGCTACACCAGCAGCTTCTACACCTTTTTCTAACATACCACTTATCTGTTCTTCATATTGTAAAATCATATGTTCACGTATATTAGCTTGGAGAACGGGTACGATCTGTGCCATAAGAGGATTTTGTCCAAGTGTTGGATCAGCAATAAAAGATTCCTTAATTGTAATATGAGCTTTATGATCTTGACCCGGAAAAGCTTTAATAGGATTTCCTTCAACTGCTTGGCGAATATCTGATATAGGATCAAGTGGTTGTGGTTCAGGTTTTTCTGGTGTAAGAAATCTAGTAGGTTCAGCTATGTTAAGAGAATCTAAAATAGTTCTGTTAACCTCTCTCATATTATACATACCGGGAGGAGACTGTGAAGCCAACTGAAGTACCATTTGTGCAACAGCAATTCTATGTGCAGAAGATGGAACATTTGGATCAGATACTGGAATGATATCTACTCGACCATCAAAATCACTTTTAAATATATTTCCAGTTATAAATGGAATATCATAAGGATATTCATCTGGTAGATAATCATGATTGATACGAGCTAAGATATGTAATTCATCACGTTGACTATGATGTAAACGTTTATGAATAGCACTAAAGAATTTAGTAGAAGCTTCAAGTAAAGCTAACGTTGTACCAACTGGGCCATAATTAGTTGAATCAGCTATAACTTGTTCTGTACTATCTGCAAACTTTTGTCCTGTAGTAGCAACAAATTGTAACATTTGCATAAGAGTATTAGACGGTTCCTTGTATGGTAAAGGTACAATAGCTTTGGTTAAATCAACTCCTGTTGCTTCCACTTCTCTAAATTCACCCGGTGCAATTGGATCGTTTGCTCCAACCACCCGAACACCACGAGCTTTAAATCCTCCGGGTAAATTAGCAAATTGTCCAGCATCAATAAGGTTACGCATTGCTGCTGTAGCACTAGCTGTTAAATTCCCTAAGAAATGAATGTAGCCCAATCCGTAAAAACCAAAACCGGGAACAAACTTATAATGAGTAAACCACGTAAGTTTTTCTTTTCTTGCATCATCTTCTCTCCAATTTCTACGAATAGCTAAAACTGTTTTAGTATCTTTATCAACTGTTACAATATAAGGTAAAGCAACTACAATACTATCTTCTTCCTCATCACTTTCTAGTTCAAGATAACAATGATGTTCTAATAAAGTATATTGAGGGGAAGATGTATAATCAGGAGACATCCCCAAAATTGTATCCATCTTTTGTCTAAGATTAGTTGGAACAATCTCCATAGGTTCAGGTAATTCTTCTTCCGTATAATCAGGAAGACCATAAAATCCATTTACAATATCTCGTTTAAGATCATTAGGTGAACGATAAATTAAATGTGTATATCGTTCTGCCTTACGTAAATCAGGAGCATTGTTGGAAACAACAAATTGATCGATTGTAATAAATTCAGAAACAGGACGGTCAAGTGCAGGATCGAAATAACATTTCTTAATTGCTGATCCAAAAACAGGTAGATGAAATAACATCCGTTCCAGTTCATCAAAGTACTCAGGCATTTGATCAGTAAGCTGATAGTTCATAAAGTTTTGAACACGATTAGCTTGCTGTTCTTTTTCAGGAGTAGAGTGTCCTACGACTTGAGCCTTTACTGGACCTTTAGCTGGAAATAATTCTTGGATAGCTTTTGCTTGAAACTTAACAGAGGATTCAATTATAAGAGGATGGACAGCCGTACACGCACCTTCAAATGGTTCAAAGGCTTCTTCTAGTTTTAAACCAAGAAGATCAAAACCACGTTCAAAAGTTTCTTCCCAATCTGCACGACTTTCTTTATCTGCTTCATAAGCATCTATAACTTTTGTAGCGATATCTAAAAGTTCGTCTTTATCTAAAGAATAAATTATATTTTCATAATGATCATAAGGTTCTTCTTCCAGTATTTCTTCTACTTGTAAAGAAGGATCATCTGATTCAATCTCATATTCAATTGTTTCACCAGAATCCATATTAATAACATTACCTTGTTCTGCGAAAGGATTTCGCTCAACAGCCATTATTATTTTCCTTGTCCTCTATATTTCTTATAACTTCTACGTTTATGTTTATTTAAAGAGCTAGTACCAATCATAGAATGATTTCTACCAATAGAAGTTTTCTTTCTTTGGTTAAAGAAATCTATATTTCTATTATATAATCCTATAGCTCCTTTAGGAGTTTTAGACATTATTCTTCAAAATCATGTACTAGTTCTTTTTGATGAATGTCACTTTGAGGGTTATCTATAGGTTTGCAATCACAAGTCTCTGGGTCACACGTACAACCTTCTTTCCCACACTTAGGACAACGCTCATGATCTTTTACTAAAGGTGTGTCTATCATTTCTTTACTATAGCTCCAAACCCTTGTACTTGTCGAGCTACGTCTCCACCCCATTCAGTTTCTCCACCTTCTTTATAACCATGTACTACAGGTTCTCCAGTTTCTTCTGAACGTTTAGCAGCAGCATCCAATCCTGCATCATCATATGTAAATTCTTTTTTCCCTACTGTCGGCATTTATCCTTCTCCCATTTTTTTTTATATAGGACACTTCTTACAAATGTCTCTATTAGTATTATGACCTTTAATAGCTTTACCCCAACCTACAGTACCGCCAGAATTAAATTTAACCTTACCGCCTTTACGATATTTCTTTCTTACCATACCGCCTTCAGCTAACCAAGATTCATCCTTAAATTTTGTCAAATCTTGTTTAGCAAGAATACCCCAAGGACTTGTTTCTCCTCCGGGTTCTGCTCCGCCAAAGATACCACGGAAGAAATTATCGATAGTAGCACCTAATCTATTTGTTTTATTTCCTTCAGCATCGTACCACGACTCTTCCATTTTTTTAACAGGATCAACACTGACACGAGAACCTGAATCTGCATGTTGATGACTACGATGAAGACCCGGAAGCCTTTCCATAGTTTCATCTGTAGTTTCATCGATATTCATAACCTTTATCATCTGTTCAGCTTGTTCTGTTCCTCTACTCATACCCGGTTCAGTAGCTCTAATATCAAAACCATAATCAACTTTTAAATCTTCAGGTTGCATTACTGTATTTGGATCATAAGCATCAATAGGTTCATCCATAAAGCTTTCAACAGAAACACTATCATCCATTACAGGTTCATCCATTTGAGAATCTACATAGTAACCTCTTACAGGTTCATCCATTACTGAATCTCTAGTACCAGCTAATTCAATCATACGTTTCGTTTGCGCGTCATGTGCTTTTTTTGCATCTGCTATTCTCTTTTCAGATTCTGGAGGATATTTTCCTATCTGTGATTTTATTTGTTCTATAACCTTTTGTATTGAATCTGTCCAACTACCGTCATCATCTTCTTCAGTTACTTGTGCTTCTGCTACTACTGAAGATTCTCCCGGTATACGTTGGGAACTAGAAAGTCCACCACGCTCTTCTAACCTACGAAGTGCTTCCGTTCTAGGATCAAATCCTTCAGCGGCTATACGAGCGGCTCTTTCATCACGAGAAGTACGAGGAAGGCTTACACTTCCAGAAGTTGGAGGTATTTCCGGTCTAACTTTACCTAAATCTGCATGACGTGGCGGTGCATAAGGTGCTGCTTGTCCTAGACGTAAAGAACTAGAATCAATAGAGCTTCCTACTCTAGGATCAACGCCTTTAGGATATGGTATTAGATTTCTACCTTTTGGTCGAGATACACTTCCAGAAGTTTGATTTTTTTCTTCTTCAGCAGCTATTTCAGCTAGTATTTCTTCTATAATATCTAAATCACCACCAACATCCATAGTCATATCATTAACATCTATTCCAAATACATCACGCATAAGCCTCTGTGTAGCAGCCCGTGGATTTCTATGCTTACGATTATATCTTCGATTCTTTCTACGTAATACATCACCCGGAGTTGATGTTGTTCCAAACCCTGTACCGTATCTTTTTCTTTTAGCCATAGTTAAATATCCTTTTTGCTATACGTTGCGTTCCCTAATCCTCTCATAGCTACACCACCACCACGAGAAAATTTCTTTTTCTTTTTTGGAATAGTAATTCCTCTGATAGTATTAGGGGCTGGTATACCTTTATCGGAAGGATGAGAAAAAGGAGCAGCCATAGCTCCTTCAGGATTATCTAAAAGATTCTTATGCCTTGATTGACCTTTAGCACGTTTCCTAGCCCCTTCAACTTTTTTCTCATCTTGAAATAAATTATTTGTTGCTCTTATCATAGCAGCAAGAGGAGAATACTTACCTAATATTCCAGTAGAAGCTGCTTCAGCATAAGCTTCATTTTTTTCAAGTCCTGTTAGTTTTTTCTTTTTATCAGACATAATTTAAAATCTCCAGTACCCTAACCGTTTCTGTTGTGAAGGTTCGTCATCAATATCATCAATAAGAAAAGCATCAAGGGGATGATCAACTTTCCAAGACTCCTTCAAATATAAAATAGCCATCACCATTGCATCTACTTGATCATCGTAGGTTGCGTTAGGGAAAGCACTTGCTTCATTAACCAGATCCATTGCAAAAGGTTTATTCGGTATCCAAACCCGTCCCGACTCCAGAATAGGAGTCGATGCATTAACTCTGGATACTTTATCTCTATCAGGATTATATTCAAGAACAGGTAAACCAGCTCTTCTCAAATCTTGAATTAGCGATTGTCCCGATGCTTTTTTCTCTACTATAACAACATCAGGCTCATATATATCATACATCTCTTGTGCAGTACTACGCAACTCAGGATACTCTAATCTTTCACGTTTATTAGAAAGTAAAATTAAATGAGAAACTAAATGTTCTCCACCACCACTGTCTACATTAAGATGTTGGAATATTCCCCAAGTTTGAATTACTGAATAATCGGCTGACGTTTTAACAGAGAAAGCTGTATCATAAGTTTGTAATATAAACTCGCAATCCGGTGGATCTTGATATTCCCATTCTTGGAACCAATACTTCTTTATAATTCCCCCTTCATCTGGAGTTGGATCTTGCATGTAAAGAGATTGCCAATACTTACTACCGTTCTGTGAACGGATTTCAATCTCATCTTTTTTTAATAAAGCATCTGGTTTCCACTCTGGAAAATAAGAAGTACCTTCCGGTAATCCTAGAAGTTCAGATGAAGGAGTATCAAGCCAAGCAGGAATTTTTATAACTTCCCAATTATCAATCTCTATATCATCTTCTTCCGAATCAAAGATCGAATCTTTTTTTCTTTGTGCTTCCATAGAAAGAAGCCAGCCGCAAATATCATCTTCATGATATCTCGTGTTTATGATTACAACACTACCATTCGGCATTAAACGTGTTCGTAAACCAGCAGGATACCATTCCTTAATGTATCTACGACCAGCTTCTGAGAAGGCATCTTCTTCTGACATAACATCATCAAGAAGTGCTACGTGACAACCACGACCAGCAATCTGTGAACGAACACCAGCCGCTATATAAACACCATTCTGATTGGTCTGCCATTTACCAGCAGCGCGAACATCTGATCTTAAAGTTGTAGCAGGAAATATCTCTTTATACAAATCCGTATTTACAAGGTCACGAACAGCCCTACCAAAATCAGCAGCAAGTTGATCGGAGTGAGAAACAGAAAGTATCTCGTGATTGGCATGTTTTCCCATATACCAAGCTGGAAACATCTTTGAACAAATTACAGATTTAGTAGACCGTGGTGGAAGAAATACCATGATCCTTTTAATCTCACCTTCTTCTACCTTTTGTAGTTTGTTAGATAATAATTCTATATGTCTACCTATTTTAAAATCCGCAATTAAATACGGAGCCATGATCTTAACAAAAGTAAAGAAGTTGGTACGAGCTTTGACTATAGCTTGTTCAAAAAGTTTCTCTCTTAGTTCTATGTAATCTTGTTTACTTATCTAAATATCTCCTTGCCCCTAAGTTCCATAAGTCATATATTTCATATCGTTGTAAACCAAATTTATCTTTTAACGTTCTAATATATTTTTCAAATTCTTTAGCAGTCTTCATGCCTTCTTGATAATGCATCTCTCCAACTGAACTATAAGGAGACGAATAGTCGGCTTCTTCATAATCTGTTCCAGAATAAACTTCATCTATTATATGTTCCCAATCACTAAAGTGTCCTCTTCCCGCTTCTTTGATTTCTTCGCTAGTTGGTGGATCTACATAATCCCATACCCATTCTTTTCTACTAGTATCCCATTCCATTCTAGTATCAGGTATCAAGCGTGGTCTATTAAAAACTTCTCCTGTTTCTACTCCATGTTCTCCTTCAACAACTACTTCTTTATCCGGTAAAGTTTCATATACAATTGACATTCTCCAATCATCTTCAAAAGCTTGCTCCTCGTCTTGAGATACATCTTCCTTTTTTGGTTCTCTGTCGGGATTACCAGTATAATGAATATTACGTAATATACCTTTTTCATTATCCTTCCAAATATTAAATAAGTCATCAGCCACATTATTAAGGTAGAAATCTTCAAACATCTCATCTGAATCAGCAAAATCATCAACAGGAATAGGTGTGTCTACTTTATCAGTAATTAATTTTGGTTTAGGTGTACCAATAACTTGTGCTGCTGCTTTACCACCACGTAAAACTTCTCGTCTAGTCATGGGTTCCCCTTTCATTCCCTTGACTAGAGTTGCAATATCATCTAATATATTCTCAGAATCTTTTGTACCCTTCTCTATATTCTCTTTTACTTCTTCGTCGGTAGGCCAGTTAACAATAGAATCTATTAGCAATCCAAGAGGATTACGCCGTGCAGCAGCACGAGCAACTTTACCAACTACCCGTCCCGCTTTCTTCCAGTTTGATTCAGGGGGTAAAGCAGGAGACTCTTCTATAACAGCTAAGTCTCCTTTTTTTGCTTCTTCAGATGTAGATAACTCACTAAAGGTATCTACCAAATCAATCTCTACTGGATCTTTAAAATCTGTAGGTTTCTCAGCCAAAATTAATTACTCCGAATACTAAACCTACAAACAAACAAAAACCTATAGCTGCTATCCATAAACGTACAGCAGTTTTTCCTTCGTCATATTTTTTAAAAATAGATCGAGCCATAACTATTTAATCTATATTTTTGGTGTGGGGGTTTTATTTTTTCCCGCCGTCAACCACTCTAAGCCCAACAGCTTCCGCAAGGTTCTCAATATCTTTTTCAATTTTATCTTCACTGTCTTGATTAGAGAAGTGAGACAGTTTAACCCTTTGCTCAGACTTGTCAACAAACATACCCAAATGCCTCGCAATGGTTTCCATACTACGGTTAGCATTAGTGTAATCATCATTGTCCATAGCTTGATCATAAACGTTTGCAACTTTATCCAAAACTTTTTCAGCATTCCACGACATCCTCCTTAACGCCTCCTCTTTAAGATTCTCAATTCTACGTTTAATTTTTTTGTTGTTGTAAAATAAATTCTTCGCTCTTTGCATTGTGTTCTTATTATCTTTCCCTTGACTATATCCTGCTGCTATGTAAGCATGAAGCAAGTCACCCGTAGCTACACATTCCATAGCAAACTTTTCTTGCTTCGCTGTCATACCACCTACTACAGCAGATCGTCTCAGGAAATTATTAGGTGCTTTATCTGTATCTTCTAACATCTTTGCAAAATCTTCTGGTTCATCCGGTTTCTCATATTGTTTATAACTTATTATTTTTTTACCTTCCTGCCTACGAGTACGTCTATTATATTCTTTACGCATCTGATGAAGGTCTTTACCGGCTGAAGCCATCTTACGAGTAGCAGCGGTATCTATTATTAACTGTTTTAACTCATCAGTAGATAATTCACAATACAGGATATCAGCATCCCTGTCAAGATTTTTAGTATAATCTTGATGGGTAATGGGTCTATTTATCATTTTAGCTATTGACTTCCTTTATAGTTTACCATATAATATAGAATGGATGCTACCAATGTAGGTCCGAATTATTCTTGCTATAAACATAGGAGAAAGCAAAAATGCGTAATATTAGATTTCAAAGTCCTTCTTTTAGAGAGGCACAAAATTTTATGAGAGATAGTTTTTTTGAAACTATAGATACTAGCTTAGAAAATAATCTTACTGATTTTCTAAACTATATGTTCTTTTATTCTAACGAACCAAAGATGCAGTTTTCAAATCTATCTGTTAAAAATTTAAGTAAACTTCCTTTCAACGGTATTAATAATGAAATTCTTCATTACGGTGGTGATTACATCGTCACTGATAGTGAAGATAAAGACGAAGCAGACTTCATCTTTCATTTTATTCTACCGGGACATAACAGCCAAACAGTGGAAGTTTTAAAAAAGGATAAATATATTATCATCAAATCTAAACAAACGGATGAGAATGATAAGCATTCCTTTTATAAATCAGTACCACTAAAGAGCCTGTCTCTTGAAGTTAAGGATGTTATCTTTAAAGACGGTGTACTTAGTATTAGTATTAAAGATGAAGCAAAAGAACCTGTAGAGGAATCTTTACAGATTACCCAACAGTAAAGTCAAACATCTTTATCTCTTCTCTGAAGGAGTCGGTTATAAGGTCAACTACCTTTGGGTTTCGATCATAGTAATCGGCTCTTTTATTTTTTAATTCTCGTTTTGTAGGTACACCAGCAAAACTAGGGAGAGTAGTCTTTGTTACTTTAAAAAGTTTATTAAGCAGCGGTGTTGTATTTTCAAAACAAAAGATATCGTTTACTTCAGATAACCAAACTAATTGAGATGTCAACCTTGGTCCACAAAAAGGAAAGGAATGAAGGTAGTCATAATCTTTATCATCCAATACCCATTTAGCAAATCCCCTACTCTTTATTCTGTGTTGTTCCTTTATGGCATCCTTTGTTTCCTTTATCCCTTTACACCAAGCTATACGATCTACTGGACCGTTAACATAAAACTCATACATCTCTATCATGTAGTCAAAAGGATTACGGATAATTCCAAAGGTATAGTTACTGTCCCATTCCTCTGCCCCTAGTTCTGCTTTTATATTTAACGAGTAGGCCATGTAGGGAAGTATGTTCTTCTTTCCTTTATATTCATTTAGGTCTACGTCCTTTGACCCTATCATATAGTGCTTTATGTTTTCCCCTATTTGAGGGATAGCAAGGGGAGTATAGATAAAAATAAAATTAGATTTAGGATTATGGAAAAACATGCCAACCCCGTTCCTTTCCTTTACATAGTTCTATATCATGTTCAACCATATCAAATACTAAATCTCTAAATGAATGTTTAATCTTCCAGTTCAAATTATTTTGTATTAACGAACTATCCCCTAAAAGATATTCAACGTCAGAAGGTCTATAGAATTTAGAATTTATTTGGATCATAACTTCATTATTTTCATTATTCATCGCTGCTTCATGGATACCTGTTCCTACCCAACGTAGAGTAACTCCAATTTTTTTAAAGGCTAAGTTACAACAATCTTTAACACTGAATGTTTCTCCTGTTGCTACTACGTAGTCTCTTACGTTATCTTCTTTAGTAGGCTGTAACATTAGATGCATGGCTTTTATATAATCACGAGCATCCCCCCAATCTCTCCTAGCCCTTATGTTACCTAATTGTATTGGACCTTGATTTTGTCCTGTAGCGTACTTAGCAACGCCGTCTGTTATTTTTCTTGTTACGAAATCAACTCCTCTACGTGGGGATTCATGATTAAATAAAATTCCATTAACTGCATGGATATCATGAGCCTTCCTATAATTCTTAACTGTCAAGAAAGCAGACAGTTTAGAAATAGCATAAGGTGAAGCAGGATTAAACTCTGACTGTTCGTCTAGTTTATTTTTATTATCGAAAGCTGTGTTACCGTATAGCTCAGAAGTAGAAGCTTGGTAAAATTTAAATCTTTTATTAAATACATAATATAAAGCATCTAAGAAAGTAATAACGCCAACCGCATTTATTTGATGCGTGAGGGTTGGTATTTTAAAAGATTCTCCTACATGACTTTGTGCAGCAAGGTTATATACTTCAATATAGTTATCCATTATTTTAAGGTAACCACTACAATATTTCCCTACTGTTTCAACAAAGCTTTGGATAGAAGAACTATCTAGGAAATCCAAATTAATTATAGTTAGGTTAGGATGATTAATAAATTTTTTAATATTACTGTTAGAACTTAAAGGCATTGATATTCGACGTACCCCTGCATATACTTTGTATCCTGTATTCAATAAGTATTCTGTAAGATACGATCCGTCTTGTCCGGTCATTCCTGTAACGATAGCTAACTTTTGCATTTTCAAAACCACACTTTCAAATTATATATGATATAGGTATCCTCACAATAAACTAAGGGGGTATGTTTTACAAGACCCAAAATTTTGAAATTTATGTCAGGGCGTATACGAGGGGAGACACGCCCCTCTAATTTTTTCCCCTCCCCCTCCCCCAAAAGAACAAAACGTGAACAAAAAAAGACGCAAAAAACCCAGCGTTTCCGAATGGAATTGCCGGGTTAATTGCGGCGGCGGCGGATTAGATTATCGACGTTTTAGTTTCTGGATACGCAATCGCCAGAGCGTTCCTTACACCTTGCTGGTTTGCTCCGGCCAGTATCAATGCAATGGCAAGAAATTCGGCTGTCGTTACATCTTTGCACATGGGCTGACTGAGTAGTTTCAGATACTCGCCATAGTTCCCCTTGGTCAGTGACATTGCGTCTCGCTCGACACTCTGAACGATAGGCTTCAAATCGGTTACAGTTTCATTCATCAATTCGTTTGCCGTCATTGTCATGATTGAAAAAATAGAGCGGAGTTATTAGCCCTATGCTGTCGTGCTATGAGAACAATTTCGCCTTGGCGAGTTTCGCCGGAACCTTAACCATTCCGCCCGGAACCTTGCCGTCCACGACCTTGCCGAACATTGCGCCAGTATGAAGCGCAACGGCCGTGAAGCTTTTCACGTTAGGCTTGGTGGAGTACTCGATGATATCGACGCCAGACAACGTGCCATTGGCATTGATTATCGATGCACGACCAGTGATAGTGAACTCAAAAGGCTTCCCAATTAAACGCTTGGCAATCTTTTGAGGGGTGTCAACGGGAGACTTGGCGCTAGCGCTACCTCGTCTCGCGGGTTTCTTTTTTGTGTTAGTCATGACGCCAGTATGACGAATGCCGCCGATATTACAAGAACTTTTTTGTTCACGGTTTGTTCCACCTGTCCTACCCTAATGCATTTGGAAACCTTATCCGCGCAGCGCGATTGACCGACAAGCCTTTGCCTTGGGCTTTGAAAGGGTGGGGGAAATCCTTCTGGACTTCCCCCGGCGGAGTTCAAATCAGCAGTCGATTTCGACGCTGATCGTAACGTCCTCTCGCAGTATCGATTTGATTTCGTCAGCCAACATATCGTTGGTGACGTAGTCCGCCCCGCTTGGGTCTTCGATGGCACCTATGGTGGCATCCATATCCTGTACGAGGTTTTCCAAACGATTGACCTTTGCTTCAAGGTCTTGAATGAAATCGACCAGTTCTTGAATGTCGACTTCTGCTGTGGTTTCTGCGTATAGAGTAGAACTTAACATTTGATTACCCTTTCATTAAGTTCGTTGACGTTGATTAGGATTGTACTACTTATATAAATAATGTCAAGAACTTTTTTTATTTTTTTTTTCTTTCCTTTTCAACGTGAACTACCACTCACTCTTGGTTTACTTTTACTTATCTATATACGATTGACCGACATGCTAAAGAAAAAAGAAAAAACTCCGACAAGCCGACAAGAACAAAACGTGAACAAACTAAGGCAGAAAAAGGGCCGGATTATTAGTCCGACCCTTTCCTCTATTTAGGAATTGGACTTAGAACAATTTGGCTTTGGCTTCCATTGCTTGGGAAACCTCAACCAATCCGCCTTTGATTTTCAAATCAGAGGTGGAAGTCCAGATGGCACCATTGCGTGCCACCTTGGCGGAGAAGGCAGGGATACCTTTCACATCCCATCCTGTTATCTCTACCATATGGGTTCCATGCTCATTCACAGATACGACTTTAATATCAATCGTACCATGCTGTGGTTTCTTTAAGAGCATACGCTTGAGTGGTACGTATTTGGTTTCTACAGGGGACTTAGCGCTAACGCTGCCGCGTCCCTTGGAAGTTTTGTTTTTCGTGTTCATGTCCAGAGTTATGCATTAGTTTTCAGGGATGGTCAATAGAAGTTATCCACAGATTGAAAATAAATATGTGGATAACTTTTGTATCCTATTGATATGATTTAATTTTTCATCCTCTTCATACATACGATTGACCGACAAGCATAAGCTTGGAACAAAACGTGAACAAACCATGAACGGTGCGAGAACATTAGGGGAACAAACCCTGAACACACCGGGAACAGACCGAGAACAAACCGGCAACACGCCAGTTCGGGCTGAACATATAGTTAATGTATTGATTATGTTATATAAATAATAATAATACCAACAAGAATAAAAGAATTTCTTTTTATTCTGTGGTATTTAACCTATATTTACCAAGTTACATTTACTATTTATATAATGAAAACAAAACGATTAACTAATATCTTTTAATTATATTCTATAGTACTAAAATAGTACCGTCGCCGAGGATCCGGAGCGGTTCTAAACTCCGGGTTAACCCGTTGATTTTGCTGCGGAAAAAAATGCTTGACAGGCCGGTCGAACCTGCTAAAATCCACACTCGATTTGCCGCCCCTAGTTTTTAAATAAAATAAAATTATTTTAAATTAGGGCAGCGCAGCTTATCGGCTTTACTCGACTCCGATATATGAGTAATGCAGTTATGATTCGGGACGACCTAGGCATGTCGTACAGAAACTGCCTTCACAAATCCAATATACGTGACAGTATGGATTTTGATTTCCTTCAAATGCCTAGGTTAAGGGTTAGGTTTATAACTAATACATACCCTGAAGACGCCGTGTATTAGTTAGTTTTATAAAAGGAGAGAATACTATGACTACTCTTAAGAAAACTGATATAATAAAAGGATTGAAGAAAAAAACTCCTGAAGAATTACTAGCCAATGCATCTTACTGGTTGGATAAAGGTATTCAATTGGAAGAGGAAGGCAAGTCAAATCGTATGATTGATATGTGTATTAATAAAGCTATTGCCTTTGAAGATGCTGCATTTCTATCACCTTATGAATTATCTCAACCATATTATGAAGCAGCAGTATCGTTATGAGTATGGATGTTGATCGTCTCGGTTACTTAGAAAATAAAGTAACTGAGATACGTGACAGTATCGATGACATATGG